CAAATAGTGTGAATTATCTTTACAAACTACAAAAACACGAATTAAAAGTTAATATATAGAATGAAAACAGAAATTGTAATACCTACTTCATTAAGTGAAATACCGTTAAAGAGCTACCAAGAATTTATGAAGGTAGTCGAAAAGTCAAATGACGATGAGTTCATAGGTCAAAAGACTATTGAAATATTTTGTGGTCTAAAAATGAAAGACGTTGTAAAAGTAAAATGGAGCGACGTTAAAAGCTTGACCCTACATTTAAACGAAATATTCAAAGCGAAGCCTAAATTTCAAGCTACGTTTAAAATTCAAGACACTGAATTCGGGTTTATTCCTAATTTGGAAGATATGACTTTCGGTGAGTACATTGATTTAGAAAGTAATATTTCAAACGTAGAAACTTTTCACAAAGCAATGGCGGTAATGTACCGACCTATCACAAAGAAAGTAAAAGACCGTTACGAAATATTTGAGTACGTAGGCACGGATGAATTCAGCGAGGTAATGAAGTACGCACCGTTAAATGTTGTCTTAGGTGCAACGGTTTTTTTTTCGACTTTAGGAAGCGACTTAGTTCAACATACGCTTACCTCTTTGGAGAAGGAGATACAGAGGAATCCGAAGATAATGACTTTAGCGAAAGAACGCAATTTAATAAAAGATGGGGATGGTACAATTCAATCTATGCGCTTTCTCAGGGAGACGTTACAAAGTTTGATGAAGTTACCAAGCTGGGAGTTAGAAAGTGTCTTACCTACCTCACTTACGAAAGGCAAAAACGAGAAATAGAAGAACGAGAATTAAAAAAAATACAAAGGCATGGCTAATTATTACACTGTTTTAGATACGTTAAAAACAAACTTAGAAAACGATCCATTTGTAAACACGGTTACTCAAGGCGATATTTTTGCAGTCGATTTGGCAAAGCAAACAATATTTCCTTTAGTTCATATTATAGTAAACAACGCAACGTTTGAAAGCAATATAATTCGTTTTAACGTGAGTTTAATGGCAATGGATATTGTAAACAAATCAAAAGACGAAGACACAAATATATTCGACGGTAACGATAATGAAATTTACGTACTCAACACTATGCTTTCAGTATTGAATAGGTTGTACGAAGAGCTTCGACGTGGCGACTTATTTACGGATGCGTTTCAAGTGGATGGTAACCCAACCTTAGAAGCCTTCGCTGAAAGATTTGAAAACTATTTAGCCGGGTGGACTATGACTTTCGATATTTTAGTTCCTAATGAAATGACTGTTTGTTAATGAGTGAAAGATTAAAAGCGTTACAAAAGTTTCGTGATTTGGTAGTAGCTGAAGCGAAAGCCAATTTACAAAAGATGGGTAAAGATACCAGCGGTAAATTATCGAATTCAATAAAAGGCGACGTTAAAGAAATGCCTAACTCGATTGGAGTATATTTTGAAATGGAGCCTTACGGGAACTTTCAGGATAAAGGGGTTAAGGGTGCAAATCCAACGGGGCTGCCTTCAAGCTCAAAAAACTACGGTAAACAAAACGCTCCTAATTCACCTTATAAGTTTGGCAGCGGTTCTGGACCAAAAGGCGGGTTAACACGGAGCTTAGATAGTTGGATGGTCCGTAAAGGAATAGCACCACGAAGCGCAAGCGGTAAGTTTCAAAGTAGAAAAGGGTTGAGATTTATAATAGCTCGAAGTATTTACATGACAGGAATTAAACCAAGCCTATTTTTCACAAAGCCATTTGAAGCTGCCTACAAAACTTTACCCGATACGTTAATAGATAAGTACGGTTTGGATGCCGAACAGCTTTTAAATGAAATATTAGACCAAAATTTAAAGAATATAAAATGAGTATTTTTGCACGTTCACCTTATATAGTAGAAATATCCGAAACTGGACAAGACGGTTCTAAATTAGAAGTGTTTATTTGGAACGGTACGGGGAGCGCACCAGCTTCACCAACTTACACTTTGAGTAAATTAATACCAGCTTCAAACAACGTAAAGACGTATTACAATATTTCACCTTACATTCGTGAGTATTTAAGTTGGAATACAAGACAAGAAATTTACAATACTTTTCCAGCAAGTCAAACTACGCAATGGTGCAATGTTCAACTAAAAAGATACAAATTAGACGGGGGCGTTTACACGCTACTTAGTACAAATTCTTACGTAGCTTATGACGGTTTTGGATGGTATGAACAAGGGTATAATTACACGCCGACCTACGACATATTACACGACGAAGGAACGTTTTTTTATTACTACGATGGCAAAAACCCAAGCACAAATTCAAGTAGAAGGGCTGGTCATATAATGGTTAAAACTGCGACAAGCTACAAAGCAAAATATACTAACTTGGCAACGGCTGCTACATTCACACAAAACTTAACAAACAATTCAATTTTAGACGTTCCTACCGTTTATGAAAATTATTACGCTGGCGGAAATAAATTAGAAATAATAATTAATATTTTAGGTACTGACGTAACTGTTTGGGAATCCAATTTTAAACCTTTCGAGCTATGCCGCTATACAGCCGTTTTGTGCGACTTTGTAAACAAATACGGTAGTTGGCAAAGGACGTGGTTTTTCGCAGCGTCTAACGATACATTCAGCATTGAAAACACGGAATACAATTTAATGCAAAGCACGTTTCCTAACTACAATACTTTAGAAGGTCAACGCAAAGTATTTAATACAACTGCGAAAAGAAGCATTAAAGTAAACACGGACTGGGTAACTGAAAGCTACAACGATTTACTTGAACAGCTAATGACAAGCGAAAGAATATTAATAAACAGCTTACCCGTAAAGATTAATACGAAGTCAACGGAGCTATTCAAGAATATAAACCAAAAAATGATTAACTATTCTTTGGAGTTTGATTTTGCTTTCAATGCAATAAATAACGTAATATGAGGCAAGTACAGGTTTATATTGAAGGTAATAAGATTGAACTATTTGAAGACGAACAAATTAACGTTACTTCGAGCGTTCAAAACATTAACGATATTTCAAAAGTATTTACGGACTTTTCGCAGTCGTTTACGGTACCAGCTTCAACCGTTAACAATGAAATATTTAAACACTTTTATCAAAGTGATATTGGTGATCCGTTAGACCCTACGACGTTATTTGACCACAATATAAGAAGAAACGCGGTAATAGAAATTGATTTAACTACTTTTAGACGTGGTAAAATATCAATTGAAAAAGCGAATATAAAAAACGGTCATGCTGAAAACTATCAAATAACTTTTTACGGTGAAATACGAACTTTAAAAGATTTATTCGGTGAAGATAAACTATTTAATTTAGATTTAAGCGGCTTGGAGTTTGCATTTACTGCGAATGATGTTTACGACCGTATAACTGACTTAACAACTGATTACGATGTTCGCTATCCGTTAATTGCAAGTAATCGAGTTTGGGAATATAGGCAAGGAACTGAAGACGTAACTACTAATTCGAAAGCAATACGCTACGATGAACTATTTCCAGCGGTAAAAATTAGTAAGTTATTTGAAGTTATTGAAAATGATTACGGCGTTACTTTTACTGGAACGTTTTTAAGCGACCCGAGATTTACTGAAGTATTTTTATACGGTAAAAACACGAACGAATTTACATGGATAAGCGAAGCTAAATTATTAGATATAGTAAACTACCCTTCAGCAGCTGCTAATATATTTGATTTTACAACTGATACTGTAAACGTAAATTATACTACAAGTTTAAACGGTATGTCTTTTAATGCTTCAACTGCTACGCATTCGGTTAACGTTGCCATTTCAGGGGGTGCAACTGATGAATATTATATTGACGTATATATAAACGGAACGTTATACACTACAATAAACGGAATAGGCTCAAACAATTATTTAGTATATACCGTTGCTAATAGTCCTGGACTTCAAAGTTCAATTCAAATTTTTGTTAGAGGTTTACAAAGTTTTACTTTTGCTTCGTACATTACTTACGTAATGACTTATTTAGACGGTGCAAATCAACCTAATTCAGAAATATATAGTGCAACAAATGCAATCACAACCGTAACGGGAAATATTAACTTAAATAATACAATACCCGATATGAAAGTTAGTGACTTCTTTTCGGGTGTGTTAAAAGAGTTTAATTGTACTTGTGTAGCTACTGACGTAAACACTTTTGAAATATTACCGTTGGAAGATTGGTATGGACAAGGCGCAATTGTAGATATTACACAATATACGGATGTAGATTCAATTGATATTGAACGAATTAAATTGTATAAAAAAATAGCTTTCAAATATCAACAAAGTGAGTCATTCGTAAATAAAAATTACTTTAAAGCAAATAGTCAACAATACGGGGATGTTGAATATCAATATAGCTACGATGGCGACGAATATATTATAGAATCCCCCTTTGAGAATTTATTATTTTCACGCTCAATACATTCTTCAGGTCAATACGCTATATTCGGATATACGCTAAACGAAAGTTTAAACGCATATACCCCAAAGCCTATATTACTTTATTTGTACGGTGAAAGTAACGATTTAAGTTCGCACCCTATTAAATTCTTTACTGGTTCTACTCATTTAAATATTGATTCATTTGCTTTATTCGGTCAAGACCTTACCTATCAAAACACGAAATATAGTTTAAATTTCGGCGCTGATAATTCCGTTATTCATTTAGAAACAATTCAACAAGGTTTATTCGCTGAATATTATAGCGCATATTTGTTTAGCTTGTTCAACCTTAAAAATAGGCTGGTTCACGTAAAGACGAATTTACCTGTTTCTTTACTTACAAACCTAAAATTAAATGACCGTCTTATTATAAGAGATAAACGCTATATAATAAACGAAATGAAAAGCAACTTAAGCACTGGACAAGTTGACTTTAGTTTGTATTTAGACTTTCGACCAATTACAAGTGGTAAACCGTTAGTACCAAGTTTTGACGCACAATGTTTAAACGTTCCGATTCAGTTTGTTAACGGTGCGGTAAGCGCTACTATTACAACAACTTTTGGCGGCGTTACAATCACGCCAAGCACAATAACAAATAGTCAAACAATAGTAGTTTGTATTCCTGAAAACACGAATTCACCTTCATTTATTTTAGCTGAAAATTCAAACTTTTTAATTACTGAAGAATTCCAAAACTTAATAACGGAAAATTCGAGCGTTCAAGTTATTACATTGACTGTAACGTACACTTTTGGGGATGGAAGCACAACAGTAAACACAATTCAAATATTACAACAATGATTCAATTAATTTTAGAGCTATTAAAAGCTGACGATTTCTTTGGAGTGAGTGAGATAGTAGATGTGGCGAAAGGGAAACACGAACTAACTGGAAATATTAAAAAGATTTATAAACAAGAACGCAGAAAACATTCCAAATTATGGCAGAAAAACGGACAATAGAATTAGAAGTAAAATCTAACTTAGACGAATCAACGGAAAGTGTAAAATCCTTAAAGGCTCAATTAAAAGAATTAAAAGCGCAGTTAGCTTTATTGGACGAAGGCAGCGACGAGTTTCAAAAATTAGTTAGACAAGCTGGTGAACTTGAGGATAGAATAGGTGATGTCAATCAACAAGTAAAAAACTTTGCCAGCGACACGCGAAATTTAGATGTAGCAATGCAAGGTCTTTCAGCGGCAAGCGGTGCTTTTGAAGCTTTTGAAGGAACAATGGCTTTAGTTGGTGTTGAAAGTGAAGATTTGCAAAAAACAATGGTTAAGTTACAAGCCGTTATGGCGGTAACAAATGGAATTCAATCGGTTGCAAATGCTTTAAATAAAGATAGTGCATTAACTCAAGCATTAAATACAGCTGCAACGAAAGGGGCTGCAATTGCACAAACAGTTTATACGGCGGTAATTGGAGCATCTACGGGTGCTTTAAAAGCTTTTAAAATTGCTTTAGCTACAACGGGAATAGGACTTTTAGTAGTTGCAATTGGTTATGCCGTTCAAGCAATGGGATTATTTGAAGATAAAACAAAAGACGAGGAAAAAGCGCAAAAATTACTTGAAAGGCAAACTAAGCAATTAGAAAAAACCATTGAAAGTTATAACGATGCAACAGCACAGGTAACACAAACTATTGATAATGCAACGCGTTCTGAATTAGCTTTAGCAAGGCAAAGAGGTGCTTCGCAAATGGAGTTAACAAAAATAACTAAAAGAGGTGTTCAAGATAGGTTAGACGCACAAAATAGAGAAACCGAAGGATTAAAACAAGAATATTTAAAGCAATCTAAATTAGGAACTACTGAAAATTATGAAAAGGCAAGAAAAGCATATTTAGATTCAGCACAGAAAACAACTGATTTAAGGCTACAAATACAAGAAATAGACGCCGATATAGCTGAAGAACAAAGGCAGTCTTTTCAACAAACAGTTAGCACTGCAACAACTACTACTCAAGAAATAGTTAGTTTAATAGACCAAATAAATACTGAAAGAATTAAGCAAATTGAAGATGAACAAAAAAGACGTCAAGCGGAAATAGTTGAAGCGGCAAGAATACGGAAAAAAGAAATAAAAGAAACGGTTGCCAACGCAAAAGAAAAAGCTACACTACTGAAATTGGTAGAGGATAATATGCTTGTTGATATAGCAAAATTAAATGATGAGTTTTTTCAAAAAGAATTAGATAAAGAAAAAGAACAAGCCGAAAAATTAGCGGCTTTAAAACAACAAATTCAATTTAATACTGTAAAACAACAAAATGAATTTTTAGATGAGGTAGAGAAAATAAGCGAAGAAAACACGAATAGAACATTAACAGACCAAGAAAAAGAAACAAGAGCGGTAAATGACAAATATTTTAGGTTACAAGAATTAGCAAAAGGTAACGCATACGCTGAAAAAGAAATCGAAATAGCTAAATTAAATGAATTAAATGATATTAATTTAAAATATCAGGAAATTGATTCTAAAAATAAAGACGATAAAGACAAAAAAGACAAAGCCAGAATAAAACAACTAAATGATTATAGAATAAAAGCCGTACAAGACAGTTTGCAAATGGTTGCTAATTTAGCTGAATTATTTGCTGGTAAAAGCGAAAAACAACAAAAGAAAGCATTTCAAGTTCAAAAAGCTGTTAATATATCGAATGCGGTAATAGACACTTATAAGGCGGCAAACGCAGCTTTAGCAAGTTCACCCCCACCGTTTAATTATATTGCAATGGCTGCTGCTATTACGGCTGGTTTAGTCAACGTTAAAAAGATTGCTTCACAACAATTTAATTCAAGCGGTTCAAGTGGCGGTTCAGGTGGTTCAAATGCACCAACTGGAGCTGCTCCTATGACTGCGAATTTTAACACAATAGGTTCAAGCGGTATAAACCAGTTAGCACAATTACAACAAACGCCGACACAAGCCTACGTAGTGAGTGGTGAAGTAACAAGCGCACAGGCTTTGGATAGGAATAGAGTACAAAACGCAACTTTATAAGTTTAATAGTTATGGCAAAAGTTGAAATAATAGAACTACTAATAGACGACACAAAATTAGAGGCTGGTATTAATGCCGTTTCAGTTGTTGAAAGTCCCGCGATCGAAGAAAACTTTATAGCGTTAAAAAAACACGAAGTTGAACTAAAAGAAGTAGATGCGGAAAAACGTATTTTAATGGGTGCGGCTTTAGTGCCTAATAAACAAATTTACCGTAGAAATAAAGACAAAGAATTTTACATTTACTTTAGTGAGGATACGGTACGCAAAGCAAGTGAATTGTTTTTAATGAGAGCTAATCAAAACAACGCAACTTACGAACACGAACGCAAAATGCTTGACGGTATGAGTGTTGTTGAAAGCTGGATAATTGAAGATGAGAAACAAGACAAATCAGCAAAATACGGATTCAATTTACCTAAAGGAACGTGGATGATTTCAATGAAAGTAAACAACGATGAAATTTGGCAAAAGGTAAAAGATGGCGAAGTAAAAGGATTCAGCATTGAAGGTCACTTTGTAGATCAATATGAAATGAGTTTACAACAAAACGAAGAAGATGAAATAATAGCATTCCTAAAAGAAATACTGGATACTAAATTAGAAACGTATAACGACTATCCTAAAGAGGCAAGCGAAAACGCGAAGATAGCATTACGCTACGCTGAAGAAAACGGATGGGGTGACTGCGGTACGCCCGTAGGGAAAGCCCGTGCTAATCAATTAGCTAATGGCGAAAATATAAGTAGAGAAACAATTTCTCGAATGGCTTCATTTGCACGTCACAAAGAAAATTCACAAAAGGAATTAGGGGACGGCTGCGGTCGTTTAATGTGGTTAAGTTGGGGTGGTGACGCTGGTATTGAGTGGGCGCAAAGAAAGTTAGAACAAATAGATAATAAATAAATGAGAACAGCAAGTAAAGTTAGTCCCCGTGGTGGTAAACGTGGATGCCTATGTAAAGACGGAAAATACCACAAAGATTGTTGTGACGGTAGTTTAGAAGCGCAAGGAATAGGTAAAACAGCCAGTGTAACGCCGCAAAATGTAACGATAACAGATAACAACGGGGTACGCACGATAGTACGTCAAAACGGCTAAAAAAGGAACAAGTAAAAATTTTAAAAGTTAATAAGTTATGAATACACTAAAAACAGTTTTCGGAAAGTTGTTTAAAGAAGAAACAACAAATTTAGCTTCACACGAAGTTAAATTGGCAAATATTAATGATTTAGTTCAAGAAATGAATAAAAGTGAAAAATTATTATCTGATTTTAATGCTTTATACGAACAAGTAGATAAAATTGCTCCAAGTATTATTAAAGTAGGTAATGATTTTATTGCTTCTAAAGATAGAATTAATGAATTAGCAAGAACGTTTGATAAACAATTTGCTGATTTAGGTTTAAAATTTTCGGAATATAAAGAGGCTAAAAAATTAATGGATATTAATTTAAAATCAAGAGAAGTGCCTACAATGGTTGCAAGAATTAAAAATTTATAAAAAAAATAAAAATGAAAAATAGCCTAATCAATCAAATCAAAACTTTACTTGGAATGGAAGTAAAACTTGAACAAATGAAACTAATCGATGGCGTAACAGTTCTTGAAGCTGATATGTTTGAAGCTGGTAACGAAATTTTCGTAGTAACCGAAGACGAACAAAAAATTCCCGTGCCAGTAGGAGAATACGAAATGGAAGACGGTCGTATGTTAATCGTTGTTGAAGAAGGAATTATTTCTGAAGTAAAAGAAAAGGTTGAAGAAGAAGAAGCACCTGAAGTTGAAGAACCTATTGAAGAAGAAGCGAAAAAAGAACAAGAAATGGAAACGGCTAAAAGCAACCCTAAAAAAGTAGTTGAAAGCACAATTAAAGAAAGTTTCTTTTCGGAAATTGAAGCGTTGAAAAAAGAAAACGAAATGCTTAAAGCTGAATTAAGCAAATTGAACGAAGACAAAGAAGTTGAACTATCAAAAGACGAACAAGTTAAACCAATTTCTTTTAACCCTGAAAACGAAAACAAAGTTGAGTCTATAAAATTTGCGTCTAAAAGACCACGCACAATAATGGATTCAGTTTTAAACAAACTAAATAAGTAATAATTTAAAAAACAATAAAAAATGAGTACAACATTAACAAGTATCTCAAATGATTCTTTACGTCAAGTTGGTGTAATTGAAACATTGACGGGTGCAACAACTTTAACTGCTGAAGATAGCGGTAAAGTATTTATCTTAAACGCTGCTGCTGGAGCGCAAATTACATTACCAGCGGTTGCCGATGGAGCTGGACAATCTTACAAGTTCGTAGTGGGTGCATTATTCGCTACAACTGCTTGGACTATTAAAGCGGCTACAAACAAAATTCAAGGTGGTGTTATTGTGAACAGTACTAACGTACCGGGAGCTGACGAAAACACAATTACTTTTTCTGCTTCTGCTGATACAATCGGAGACTTTGTAGAATTAGTTGGTGACGGAACAAACTGGTATGTTTTCGGACTTGGAACTTCTGCTGGTGCAATTACTTTAACCGTAGTATAAATAAAATAAAAAACTAAATAAAAATGGAAAAAATTAACCTATCAACTACTCAAAGCATTACTACAACGTATGCTGGTGAGTTCGCTGGAAAATATATCGCTGCTGCTTTGTTAAGCGCTCCAACTTTGGAAAAAGGCGGTATTACTATCATGCCTAATGTTAAGTACAAACAAGTAATTAAAAGAGTTGCAACTGACGATATTATCAAAAACGCAACTTGTGATTTCGACCCTACGTCAACAGTTACTTTAACTGAAAGAGTATTACAACCTGAATCTTTTCAAGTTAACTTACAATTGTGTAAATCTGATTTTAGACAAGATTGGGATGCTATTCAAATGGGATATTCTGCATTCGACGTATTGCCTAAATCATTTGCTGATTTCTTAATTGCACACGCTGCTGAAAAAGTTGCTGCTGGAATGGAAACTTCAATTTGGAGAGGTGTTAACGCAACTGCTGGACAGTTCGCTGGTTTAATGACACAATTAACTACTGATGCTGCTTTACCAGCTGCTCAAGAAATTGCGGGTACTACTGTTGACGCTACAAACGTTGTTGCTCAATTAGGTTCTATCGTTGACGCTTTGCCAGCTGCTTTGTACGGTAAAGAAGATTTAACTCTTTATGTTTCAAATAACATTTATAGAGCTTACGTTCGTGCTTTAGGTGGCTTCGCTGCTTCAGGTGTAGGTGCAAACGGATACGACAACAAAGGAAACAACCAAGTATTGAATGACTTGTATTTCGACGGAGTTAAAATATTCTTAGCTAACGGTCTTGCTTCTAACACTGCGTTACTTGCTCAAACTTCAAACTTATACTTTGCGACATCTCTAATGTCGGATATGAATGAGTGCAAAGTTATTGATATGGGAGATATCGACGGTTCGCAAAATGTACGCGTAGTAATGCGATTTACAGCAGATGCGAAATACGGTTTTGCTTCTGACTTAGTTACTTACGGAATCGTTAACTCGGCTAACTAAAAAACATAAACTATAATAAAGGGTGGTGCAATATACACCACCTTTTTTTTTGTTAAACTTTAAAAAATAAATAAAATGAGTTGTGATATAACAAACGGTCGAATAGAACAATGTAAAGATTCGGTTTCAGGATTGAAATCGATTTACTTTATAAACTACGACGACTTAAACCCTGATAGCGTTACGTATGTTTCAGGAACTGACGAAATTAATGACTGGACGCCAATTAATGCTGGTGCTTTACAATTGTATAAATACGAATTGAA